CAAATTGGCTAACATGGGTGGTGGACGCACACAGGCCACCTCTCCCTACCGCCTAAGCTCTTAAAAGGCTCTTTAAGTTTTGAAGGGTGCGGTATCGGTGAAAGGAATGACGCTGAGTATTTGGAAAGGTCTGCAAGTCAATCAATCCGTAACTTTCCTTACAAGCTTAGTGGAGACTTGACCGCACCACTTGAGAACTTAAAAGGCTCTTAATAAAATATGTTAAAAGGAATTATCAGATTGACTTTACTTATAAATGGAATTTACTTGATAGCCTTCGTGGTTAAACTGGATGGCGATAATATCTTGATGGCAATTGTAGCAGGAATTTGTTTGGCGTTTTTTATGGGTTTAGACTAGAAGGAAGGCTTAGAAATGAAGAAAATAATTTTCGCATCACCAAAAGAAACAATAGAGGTATCGTGTCCCAACTGGGTCTTTCCTTTAATGACGGTGGTTGCAAAATACTTAAAAGTTAAAACCATAAAGTTGAACAATGGGGCAAAAATAACGGCAATACATTTTGACGAAGCGTCTGACTAACCCTCCCTTAAAAGAGGGGAAAATATGCCTAGAAAGAAACTAAAGCGGTAAAGATATGAAGAAGATAATACACACACTAGGGTTTCACGATTGGGGCAAATGGTCAGAGCCAATACCCGCAAAAGTGAGTTATCCTATACTTGGTAAGTTTAACGAGCCTACCACAGCCCAAGTTAGGTATTGCAAAATTTGCAATAAGGAGGAAATACGGTGAGGCTCTTAATAAAATATGACTACCAAAAAAGCGAAGGACAAAATAAAAAAGGCGGGTGGAAACTGGAAAACCTTTGAAAAATGGATGAGAGGGCAAACTGTGGGCCTATATCCCAACGGCGAAACTGACTGGTATAAATGGGATGTAGATAGGTTTATTGCCTATAAGTGCAATCCAAAAAACGAGTCAATATCAGAATTTGATTGAGGCTTAATTCAGGAGGCTATTAATAAAATATGTTACCTAAAATAATTTGTTGGATAGTAGGACACAAGTTGTGGGATAAAACAAACGTTAAAGACAGAAAAGATGGCAGGGTTGAGTTTAATAGAATTTTCCTTGACGTTTGTCCTAGATGTGGAAAGAAACTAAAGAAGATAAAATTATGATGTTAATAATTAGGTGGAGTGATTACGATGAAGATGGAGAATTGAGGGGAGTGGTTGTGGTGGTTCAAAGCTAAAGATATGAAGAAAATAATCAAGTTCATAAAACAGAGAATTGCCTATATTAAAGAATATAAGCTAAAAGGAGATTTCACTAACGGCTATTCAGGCATAGAAAGTGGACTTTGTTGTAAGAAGTGCAGGTTGGACTTAGACGAGGTGGCTAAGAGTGGCAGAGCAGTTGCCTTGAGAACCTTAGTTGGTTGCCGAGACCCCTTTCAAATAAAATGCAAGTGTCATATTCCTTTTAGAAAAGTTGCGGCGAACTCAGAGCTGGTGTTGCTTGAAGAATTATTATGGTGGCTGGAAGTCAGGCCCGATTTACTTTAGTAACTTAAAACAAACCAACCCTAACCCTAATGAAACAAGAAGATAATATAGCAATACTTATAACCAAAGATAGGCAAGTTTGGCTAAATCTTAATGAGCCTGTTGGAAGTGTGCTTTTAAAGAAAGTGGCTGAGATATTGGAAATTTTAGAGAAGAAACAAATTTCGCAAGACTCTAACCCTAATGGATAAGAAGATAAAAAAGATATGGTTTAGTTATAACAACATTCTACTTAGTTCATTTGTGCCCAAAAATGAAGTATGGTTCTTAAATGAAAATAGTTTCAAATTCCAAAAGGTTAAGGTTTTCCCTAAGTATGTATTTAGGCTTTTTGGTAGGCTAATCAGAATTTATATTGAAAAGATATGATTAAAAATCAGCCTAGTAAAATAAAAGAGAAGTTTAGTAAAGCCGTTAAAAGTTTAGGACTTGGGTTTAGTGGTTCGCAGTTTGATTACCTTTGGTCTTTCATAGACTCCGAACTTAAAGCCCAAAAAGAAGAAACCCTGAAGGAAATAGAGAAGGACTGGGCATTAAAACAACCGAGCAAGGCTCTAATTGAACACGACAACTTAGCTAAATATATACGAGAACTTAAAAAAAGGGGGTGAAGCCAAATGGAATTAATTATTAGAAAATATGTAACAGCAGTAGACGAAAAAGACCCCACGAAAGGAAATAAAACTATGTATTCTGTTGAGAAAAGGGTTGGAGAGGATGCAGAAAACTATCCTAATTTGGGAGAATTTGACTTAGTTGAATTTATAATTAAAGAACTTAAATGAAGCAAAAACTAGCTGAAGCAAAAGTAATGGGATTTCTAAAAGCCTATGACTAGAAAGGCTTGGCTAAGGCTTACCAAGAGTCCCAGATAAGCTGGAATGCTCAAGGCTGGAAGAATTTTGTAAAGGCTATACGGGGACAAACCCTAAAGGAAGTAAGGAAAGCATTAGAGGAAGTAAAATACAATGCTTTTTTGACAAAACAAATAAATGATATTTTAGACAAGCTCAAATGAAAAAGAAGATAGAAAAGATAAAAGTTAAGAAAGGCGAACGCATATATTTGGAGGCCGACCTTGTGAATGGATTAGTCAATGTAACAAAACTTGTTGAAAAAATAAACGAAATAATAGACAAGCTCAACAAGAAATGAAACTTTATTTTACTAAAGAAGCAATCAAAAAAGCTAAAGGGAGTCATTATCGCTATCCAGAGTTCGTTCTGGAAAATGCAAATAAACCCCTAAAAATGACTGCTACAATTAAAGTTGAAGGCTGTCCCGTATATTGGGAAATAGGAAAAGACATTGAGTTTAAAAAATGACACTTGAACAGAAAAGCAACCAAGGAAGAACTGGAATTTTTCTCTAACCCTAATGAAACAAGATAAAAAGAAAAAGAGAATACAGAAAACAGTTAGGTGGTTTTTGTCGGGGTTACTTCTTTGGCAAGTATGGACACACGCCCATTGGTCAGTGGCCTTGAGTTTAACCTTAATTTTTGTAGGTTTTGAACTAATTAACTTTTTGAAAGATTAATGTCTAAAAATCAGCCTAGTAAAATAAAAGACTTAAAGAGAGTGTTTGATGGTTGTTTTCCTGACTTAGCCAACACGGAAGTTTGGTTTTGGTTTAGAGAATCCCTTAAAGCCCAAAGAGAAGAAACTATACGAGATATACGCAAATGGAGTAAAGGAAGGAATGTAACCAAAGACGCATTAAGAAATTATCTTAATAGTTTAGACAAGCTCAACAAGAAATGAAATATAAATTAGTTTATATAGAGTGGGAAGATGCGGTTTCTAATAACTTAAGGTGGTTTTCGGAAGAGCAAGCGTTAGATTGGGATGAAAATATCAGTATGACGGTCAAGGAATGTGGATTTATTGTCAAAGAGGATAGACGACATATTTTTCTTGTTAATAGAATGAGTGATACTCGCTACGACAAGGAAGGTTCCTTAGAATACGGGGGATTGCACAAGATTCCTAAAACTTGGATACGCAAAAGAAAAGTATTGAGGAAATGACTCTTGAACACCGCTTAAACAAACTCTATGGTTCTACTGCTGGCCCTGTTACCCCTAAACAAGTAATAGACATAACAAACCATTATATTAGAAGAGTAGAAGGAGCTTTTCCTGAAGCCTTAGAAGAATACTTACCTACCACACACGACTTAGCTGAAAAAGAGGACATAACTAAGGCTGAGTTTGGGCTTACATGGGATTGATGTATAATTAAAGGATGACTTCTTCAACACAATTAACCACAAAGAGCGCCATTAAGAAAGCAAAACTAATTGACTTATGGACAACTACAAAAGGACATATAACCGATATGTGCCGGAGTGTAGGAATAGAAAGAGGGACTTTTTATGATTGGCTTAAGGCGGACAAAGAATTCAACCAAGCCATTCAAGACGCCGAGTGGGACTTACATGATGACGTTAGAGACGCGCTAATTCAAAAGATAGCTGATGGATCATCTTCTGACATACAATTCTACCTTAGAAAGAGACACCCGGACTTCAAAGATGGCCCAAATGTGCTTGTCCAACAAAACTTTAGTGGGATACTAGAAGATGAACGAAAAGAATTTGAATTATAAGAAGTTTATTGAGAATAGGTTTCAGATTGTGGATAAGACTGCAAAAGTAACCCCTTTTACTTTCAATGAAATTCAAGACAAATACTTACTTCAAGACTACACCGGGCGGGATGTAATTCTTAAGGCAAGGCAACAAGGTTTCTCCTCGCTTATTCTCGCAATTTTCACTGCGGACTTTCTGATCAAAGACAACCAAAGAAACGTAATAGTCGCTGATATTTCTGATAATGCTTCTGAACTACTAGATAGGGTGAAGTTTTATATTAAAAGCTATGAGGAAATAAAAGGGATAAAGATACCACTTAAATACAATTCCAAATATGAACTATTTAACGAGGCAACCAATTCAAGATATACGATAGGCACTGCGGACAATGTAGATTTTGGAAGAAGTAAAACAATTACCAACCTTCATTTATCAGAGGCAGCGTTTTACAACAATTTAGAGAAATTATTTGCCGGAGCAATGCAGGCAGTTGTCCCAATGGGTAGAATAATTGTAGAAACAACGGCTAATGGTTATGGGTACTTCAAGAGTTTCTGGGACGAGTGTAAACTAGGCGAGAGGCCATTCAAACCATTATTCTATAAAGCTAGTGATTTCTATTCACCTGAGGTTTTAGCCAACAAGAGAATGGAACTTAAAGAGCTTTACCCTCAAGAGTATCCAGAGAGTGATACTGAAGCCTTCCTATCTTCAGGAGAGATGTTTTTCAATGCATTATCGCTTAAATGGTATTTAGAGCAAACGAAGGAGGCGCAACTTGTTTCGCAAATATAGAGAGTTTCAACCAAGAGAATTTATCGTCGTAGCCGCTGATACTTCTAGTGGATTGGGAGATTATTGTGCCGCACAATTTATATCAAAGACAAAGATAGATGTTCCACTTGTTTACCATAGTAAGACAATAGCGACTGAGATGACTAATATACTTTACCCAACCCTAGAAAAGATATTTGATGTTACAGGAATTAAGCCAGTTGTAGCTTACGAAAGAAACGCTGGGGGAACATTTGAAATAGATAGACTTGCCTCAATGAATAGGTTAGGCAAATACACTTTGTTTAAGATGCCCACAATGGGACAAGTAAATCAATTAGACCCGGTTAAGTATGGCTGGGATACAAATACAGCAACTAGGCCCGCTATGCTTTCCCAGTTAAAAGACGCAATAGACAATAAACTACTAATGGTTTATGACAAGCCAACGATTGAGGAAATGTACTCATTTATTGTTGCGAGGACTACGGCCACGGTTAAAGCACAAGCCGAGGCAGGAACCCACGATGATTTGGTAATGAGTTTGGCTATAGCTTGGCAACTTTATCAACAATGTGAACCTGAACATGTGATTGAAGATGAAGACATACCCGACGATACCAAGTGGGTTACCGAACTTTGATGGACTACGAACTGACAATTAAAGAAGTCAATATCCCTTCACATCTTTATATCGAAGACGAAATCGCCAAAAGAAAAAATGGTTTAATGACTCTTATTCTACGAATAGATAAAGGAAAAATCAGTGACGTGAGTGTGGTAGAATATGTTGATATAAATGCCTACCTCCGACCTACCTCGGTTGTTATCGAGGAATTTAGCCTTACATCTTTTACTCACAATGATAATAAATGAGATGCCCTACGGCACGGTTACGGTTAATTTCAATACAATTAGTGGTGTTGCCGACCTTAAAACACTAAACATAGTGAAGACAAAACGCAAGAGGTTTTGACTAAAATTGACTAGCACTATATAATAGGGTCTGCTAATAGCTTGGGTGTCCAAGCGCATGGCTGACGAGAACCGTCGGCCCTTTTTATGACTATTAAAGAAGAAATCAAGACAAGGAAAGGAGTAGCCTTCGATGCACTTCTAACCAAGCGTACCTTGTGGGATAAGGTTGAGGAGTTATTCCACAACCAATTAAATGATGAGATATCCCTT